AAGATCGCGGAAATGAACAACAAGCTTGAAGATATCCGTGATAAAGACAATCACTGCTATGATGCTCTTAAGTACGCTATGACATTCTTGGATGATCTGTCACCAGATAAACAAGATCTTTCCTCGGATAATCGACAATTTCATAGTACATTTAAAGAGGCGTTTCACCCAACAAGTAAACTTCCAGAGACGGATTTCTCCGACGACTGGGGTAACAGCTGGCACGGTGCCGGCTCGATCAGAGAACTAGAAGGATAAGATGACGAACGTTTTTAACCGCAGCTACCGTTTCTACGAAGCAGGCGCACCATACCCCGGTGTTTGCAGCACTTGCTCAAACACTAACAAGCTTTGGGATCTTGGCGTGATCAAACACACCAACCAAGGCATGTATCTTTGCGACGCCTGCCTAACCGAACTATCAATGTTCGCCGGTTTTATGCTCAAGCAAACACACATCGACGCAGTAACTAAACTGCAACAAGAAATCACTGAACTAAGCATTAAACTTGATGCTGCCCCTACAATCATTAGAAAGCTGAACGAAAATGTCTCTAACATCCTCGCTGATTTTGTTACTGATCTGGCTGCTATCGTTAGCAAGCCTGCTGCTACTAACATCGAAGCTCCTAAAACCAGCCCTCTCCCTCCTAGCGCAGACAAGCGAAACAAACTTGAAGCTGGAGAAAGAACGAAACAAAGCATTAACTCAAGCGCTAAATCTACTAGCAAGTAAAGATCCAATCGCTTATCAAATGCTTCAAGCAGCAACCCCACAAACTCAAGAGTTTGGGGTGTATAATGGACCATATGTGCCGGGAGAAGAATTTACCGAACTCCTGAACGCTGAACAACGTATGGACGCTGCTTGGAAAGTAGCCCAACAAGACCTAGAGGATTAACACGTGGCAAAGAAAACCGTTTTTGACCCAGAAGCAATACTTGCACCAGACCTGACCGGGCTGGAGAAAGCTTCTGCACCCGAAACCGGCGCTCTAGTCGAAGACAGTATTCTCAACAAGTTTAAGAAAAAAGAAGAAGCACAAAAACTTGTTGCATGGATGCAAGCTGAATATCAGAAAGCTAAACTCAACCGTAAAACAGACGAAAACGATTGGTACTTAAACCTTGCATTCTACAACGGCAACCAATACCACGACTGGATCACAGTCAACGGCAAAGAAGCACTCACTGAAGAACCAAACGCAGCAAAGCTTCCACGAATCACCGTTAACCGTATCGAACCAATTATTCGAACCGAAATTGCTAAAACGACTTCAGGTCAACCATCCGCTTCAGTGGTCCCAGCGTCAAACGACGACGACGATCTACTAGCATCAAACGCTGCCGAACAAGTCTGGCAATCCATCTACGACAAAAACAACTTTCAATCACGTGTGCTACAACCAGCCGAATGGTGGCGTGCAATCACCGGTAACGGTTTCATCAAATCAATTTGGGACCCATCAGTAGAGATCAAAAGCCCAATCACTGAAGCCGACCCAATGACCGGCGAAAAAACTGTACGTCAAGAAGTCACAAGCAAAGGCGATGTAACCTTCGACGTAATTTCACCCTTCCACGTTTTCGTACCAGACCTAGCCGAAGAAGACATTGAAAAGCAGCCATACATTTTTTCCGTCTACACCAAGAGCGAACAATGGGTTAAGTCAACGTTCAAGAACGTCCTACCAGACAATTTCGTACCAACCAAAGTATCATCCACTGAGATCGCTGACGCAGCACTCATGGACTTGCGTGGCGTTGACTCTGCCCGCCCAGACAGTGTTCTAGTAATTGAAATGTGGTGCAAGCCGGGCGGTACCTCATGGCTGCCAAAAGGTGGGCTAGTCACCATCGTTGACAGCGAAATCGTACAGTACGCTGACCAAGGCATCCCATATTCACACGGCGAATACCCAATCGCCCACCTACAAGGCATTCCAGCTGGAAAATTCTACCGTCGCTCAGTGATCAAAAACTTGATCCCACTGCAACGTGAATACAACCGTGTCCGTTCACAGATCATCCACGCAAAGAACCTCATGTCTAAGCCTCAGATGATGTACCAAGAAGGATCTGTTGATCCTCGCAAGATCACCGCACGTGCAGGTATTTGGATTCCTGTTCGTCCGGGTTTCCAATACCCAACCCCTGTTCCCATTCAGCCTCTACCAAACTATGTAATCAACGAAGTTCAACAGCTTCAAGCAGACTTTGAAGACCTTTCAGGTCAACACCAAGTCTCAAAGGGAAGCACCGCACCGGGACTAACCGCTGCAACAGCAATCGCATACCTAGGTGAACGTGACGACGCCTACCTAACCACCATTTTTAACTCGATCGAATCAGCTATTGAAAAACTTGCACGACAATCACTCAGCCTATTTGTACAGTACGTACAGTCTGAGCGTTTGATTAAAACGGTAGGTAGCGACGGTTCTTTCGACGCACTCATGCTCTCAGGAGCTGACATTGCCTCAGGCACAGACATTAGAGTGGAGTCTGGTTCCGCGCTACCTACCTCTAAGTCTGCACGTCAAGCATTGATCACCGAATGGATGAAGATGGGATTCATCTCTCCACAAGATGGTCTGCGTGTACTCGAAATGGGTATGTTGAAGCAGTACTACAACTTGATTAAGATCGACGAGAACCAAGCTCAACGTGAAAACCTATCCATGAAGAAGCTAACTGTTGAAGAAATCCAACAGCACTACGCTGAATGGGAAGCTGGAGTTGCTCGTGGCGACGAAGACAAGTTTGTTCCGGGTGAGGTTGGTCCTGACGGTCAGCCGATTGAACTTGAGCCTATTCCTGTTATTTCTGTTAACGACTGGGATAACCACGCCGTACACATTGAAGTTCACAACCGTTTCCGTAAGAGCCAGTCGTTTGACTTGCTACCTCCGGAGATCAAGGCTGAGTTCCAAAAGCACATTGCTATTCACCAAAACGCTTTGCAGAATCAAATGATGCTGCAACAGATGGGCGCACAGATGCCTGTACCTGAACAGGGTGCACCTTCTGACGCTCAACAACCAACTGATCAGGGAACCCCTGAACAGTCCGGAATGACAGAAGAACAGTTAGGATAACATGTCACAGGAAGAGACGAGCATCGACGGACTAGAAGTTCAAAATGATGCTCCTGAAGTACAAGAGAACGATAACGTTCTGGAACTGCCAAAGTTTGAAGAGAAGCCAGAGTTTAAACCTCACCCGGCTCACGAAAAGCTTTTGGCAGAGCTGCCAGAAGCATGGCACCAAAAAGTTATTCCGTTCCTGCAGGAACAGGACAAAGCTTACCAAAGTCAGCTTGAAAAGTTTTCACCATACAAAGACTTTATTGATAACGAAGTTGACCCAGCCTACTTGCAGCAAAGCGTTGAGCTAGCTAGGGCGATCTCTGAAGATCCTCTAACTATTCACGAAAACTTGACTGCTGCTCTTATGCAGCAAGGTTTGTTAAAAGCTGAAGCTGAAGCTGCTGCAGCTGATGTTATGTCTGAAGAAGGTTTCTTTGACGATGAGTCAGACTTGCCGGACGGTGTGAAGAAACAGCTTGATGCACAAAACCAGCAACTTAAAGAAATGCAAGAGTTTATGCAAAGCCAACAGTTAGAGAGAGAAACTGAGGTTGAGTATGCTCGCATCGAAAACGAGTTTGCTGGTCTTCGCGACGTGTACAGTGTAACCCCACAGCAAGAGACGGCAATCATTGAGTTGATGGAAGCCGGTCTTGCACGCGGAGAAGATCTATCCGTAATTGATGCAGCAAAGAAACTTGTTGCCATCACCGGTGTAGGTTTTCAGCGTCTTGGCGCAAACCAACAGTCCGCAAATGCGCCTGTAGTTTTAGGTGCCGGCAGCGGAGTCCCATTTGAGTCAGTTCAAATCCCTAAGGACGAGAAGGGCAAGAAAGAAATGCTTGCCAAACTGTTTGAACAAAACCAAAAACAGTCACCAAACTCGCTGTAACTAAAGCTAACAAAAACCCCAACATCCAAAGTGTTGGGGTTTTTGTTTCACGTGAAACATATGATACGCTAGAAGTGTCTAAGTACAGCTTTTAACGAAGTCAGGGCATCAGACGTAGTGCGCTCGCACATTTATCTATTTATTCACTCAACTATCCCTTAGGAGGGAAAACACATGGCTGGACAGTCCATACTGACCTTTGCATCTGATGCAATCAAGCTAGTGTACGGTGACCTTCACGAGCAGCTGCGCGACAAGAACCCTGCGCTGCAACTCATTGAAGCATCATCCGCACACATCACCCGTAACGGTAAAGAAGTAATCTTCGACACCCACATCGGACGCAACCAAGGTATTGGTGCTCGCGGAGTTCGCGAAGTACTACCTACCGCTGGTGCACAGAAGTACAAGCAAGCTCACCTATACCTAACGAACCTATACGGTTCGATCGAGGTTGACGGTCAGCTATTCGAACAAGCTGCTGAAGACTACCAAGCCTTCATCAACGTTGTTGACAACGAAATCCGTGGTCTAAAGAAGGACCTTGCTAAGGACCTAAACCGTCAGGTTTACGGCGACGGATCTGGAAAGCTAGCTGTTGTTTCAGCTCAGCCTTCATCTTCAACTCTTACCGTTGACTCAGTTAACTGGCTAGAAGAAGGTATGATCGTTGACATTGTTGACCCTACCACTGGTGTTAAGCAACAGTCAGGTGCAGCAAGCTCGATTGAAATCACAGCAATTAACGAAACCACCAACGTAATCACGGTGACCGGTACCCTTGGTACCTTCAGCACCAACATTAGCGCTGGCGACATTCTAGTTCGTTCTTCCAACGGAGTAAACTCCTTCGGCAAGGAATGGACCGGTCTAGGTGCTATCGTTAGCGCTACCAGCGAGTTGCACGGCATCAACCCAGCATCATACCCGATCTGGAAGTCAACCGTTGAAACTCTCGGAACTCCGGGAACCTCAACCGGTACCCTAACCGAGCTTGCTCTTATCAACCTAGTACAAAAGGTTGACAAGAAGGGTGGCGACGTGGACGTAATGCTAGCATCTCCGGGCGTATTCAACGCTTACTGGGATCTACTACAAGGTCTACGCCAGTTCACCAACGGTGCAACCCTTGAAGGTGGACAGCGAGCATTCTCGTTCGACGCCGTAGGTAAGCCAATCAAGTTCGTTTCGGACTACGCTGCACCTAAGGGTACAGTCTACGCTCTATCGAGCAAGGAAATCGTAGTTAACCGTAAGAAGGACTGGTCTTGGATGGACCGCGATGGTTCGATGTGGTCACGTCTTGCAGACACCGACGCATACGAAGCTCGTATCTTCCAGTACAGCCAGCTTGGTACGTACCGTCGTAACGCTCACGCTGTTCTATCGAACATCACTGAGAAGTAACAACTAAAGAAACCCGGAGTCAGGTCCCGTCTCGCCTGACTCCGGGTTTTCTAATATCCGGTACAATAGAAACATGGCAGACTACATAACTTTCGACCGCATCGACGGCTTATACCACGAATACCAGCGCAGAGTCGCTGCAGTAATTCGCGACCTCTACCCAAACGTTCGACTACTACGCCTCGAACCGGGACACCCCAGTTTCAACCCAGAGCGACCATACGCCCTAGTTGACGAACCAAACTTAGCCGTACCATACGTGATCCGTACATTAGCTGAATCAGAAATTGATGCACGACTAATCGCATGGCTAGTAGATAACGACACACACAAAGCCGGATCAAAAGCAAACAGCTTATTTATCCTCGAAATGGCTGAGAAAGCTCTAAACCAAAAACGTGAGTTAGAATATTTAGAGGAGAAAAAAGACATGATGAAGTCAGTCATGAAGTCCAAGAAACATGAATACCGTCACGACGGAAAGGTTTTGCGTAAATAATGCCAGCAGAAATTTTCACTAAAACATCTAAAGATGTTGCAGATCGTGTGCGCGCAATTTTTGGTGACACCTCTGGTGCACAAATCGACGACGAAACACTCCTACGTTGGATCAACGATGGTCAACAAGAAATTGTTAACAACAACGCAATCCTAAAAGACACCAAAATAACAAGCGTTATCGCCGGGGTAGAGGAATACAGTTTCCCAACAGACCGCGTACAGTACATTGAAGCGATCTATGTTAACGGTCGACCAGTCAAAAACATGTCGCCACAAGAATACCGTGAATACATCCTCACCCAAGACCCATCAAAGTCTGCTGTAGCTGACGTCCCAGAAGTCTGGTACGAACGAGCCGGAGTAATCACGTTCTACCCAACCCCAAACAAAGACTACAATGATGGTCTAAAACTAGAATACGTAAAAATGCCGGTAGCCGTAGCCTCTATTGCAGCTGACCGCATCCTAAGCATCCCAGACCGTTACCTAAACGAACTCGTCAACTACTGCACCGTACAAGCGTTAGAGTTAGACGAAAACTATGCAGCAGCAGAGTACAAGAGTAAACAATTCCGAGACGGACTGAACAGATTGAGCCAAAAGGAGAACGTGTCACAGATCGATCTCTACGTGCAGATCATGCCAGATCCGGACGATTACCGTGTCTGACCTATTACGACAACGTTCAGCAACACTTAAAGACTTTTCCGGTGGTTTAAATAACTACTGGGACCCGTCATCCATTGCAGAAAACGAAGTCTCATACCTGATCAACATGGAGTTTTCACCAAACGGTGCCCTAGTCTCCAGACCAGCAATCAGCGAAACAACACTGCCACAAATCCCAGCAAGCGGTACACCACTATACATTGATATCCTCGGATACTTCACCCCGTCGGGTGGTGACCGTTACATAATTGCTACAGCTGGCACCAAAACTTACCGACTAAACCTTGACGCCGTAACCCCAGCATGGACTGAACTATGGGCTTCAAAAGCAACCGGTTACGTCCAATACGACAACAAAGTTATTCTTTGCAAAGCAACAACCGGTGGCGCAAGATGGGCTGTCGGAGACGCTAGCGTAACCGCTATCACAACCATGCCCGCGCTTGACGGTTTAGTTGTATACCAGTCACGTTTCTTCGGTTGGGGTGTAAGAGGAACAGCCACCGACACCAAAGTGTATTACAGCGACCTAACCACAATCACCACACCATTAGGTGTGTACGACTGGAACGTAGACTCTGTAATTAACGTAGGGTTAGGTGACGGTCAATCAATCTCTGGCATCCTAATCGACTACAGTAAGATCTTTATCTTCAAATCAGCATCAACTTACGCTTTCTCATTCAGCGAACTACCTGAAGAGGGAACACTGTCGCTGATCCAACAAGGTATTGGGGCAGAAAACAAAAACTGTATTGCCAACTACCAAAACGGTTATGTTGTATTACATGATCAGATCGTTTACCGGTTTCAAAACGGACAGTTTAGCCCGCTAAATGCACAACGAGTAAACTTTAAACCATTCAACAGCGCTTACCAAAAAGACTTCACCGTGTCAGTGTTTGGTGACCGTGCAATCATCTGGTTCAGCGGATCAATCTATGCTTTAAACTTGCTTACCGGAACTTGGGCGCAATGGGAATCAACCACAGAAATCGCTCACATTTTCCAAACACCACAAAAATCTTCAACCATTAAACAACACGAAACAGCGTATGCAATCACAGGGTCAAACACAACCAGTAAATGGAAACTTTACCAAATGGACAATTCACCCGTAACAACTAACGCTGCAGAAGTGTTTACGTGTAAGCTCCGCACCAGAATTTACGACTTTGACACTCCTGCAGAATGGAAACGTTTATATTGGTGGGCTGCTGATGTTGCAGCAGACGGTGTTATTACAGCAACTGTTACCGCAATCGCAGCTTCTTCAAACGTTCGTTCATGGGATCAGATCTCAACAAGCACTTGGGATGTTCTTTCAACCCTTACGTGGGATAAGTTGCTTTCCGAGGACCCTTATGTCACTACAGAACGCACTATTGATGAAGGTGCTCCGCAACGTGCTTTACTCAAACTTGAACACAGTATTCGCTTTAGACGCGCATATTTTGAGGTATACTTTAGTTGTGATGGTACAGCCGAGACGTCCCCAGCACAAATTTTCAGTATCACACCAATGATTGGTGTGAAAGCTAAGTTAACTAAGGGCGTAGCATAATGGCAAGTTATGGAGCACCAAGCTTCAATGAGTTTGCTGCCGGAGCGAAAGTTTACGGTGGTGGGCGAATGAACCCTACCATGGGTCCAGTTGATAAAACTGGTTACGCTGAGCGTGACCGTAAACGTAAAGTTCGTCGTAACGCTTTGCTTGCACGTCTAAAAGCTAAGCAAAAAGGTGCTTATGCTAGCTCTAATGCGTTAAAGGGTGGCATGTAATGGCTAAACCTAACACAAATCCTACCGATGTTGAACTTCAAAACACTGGAGTTTACCGTGACGCTCTTGCCCCTTACCGTTCAGATTTTCGTTCAAACCAAAACGCTGAACTACAACGCATCAACGAACTTAACCAAAACATTTATGGTCAAAGCGGTCAGTTAGAAAACTTTAACGCTTCAGCTAGTGACGCTTTGCGTCGGTTAGCAGCCCAATATGCTATGCGCGGTATGTTGCAAAGCGGTGGTTACGGTGGTATGGAACGTGGTGCTGCTGTTCAAACACAGAAGCAACAAGCCGGTCAACGTAAGCAGATCGAACAACCTTACATGAGTGCCACTAATGCTGAACGTTTAGGTCAGTTTGGTTTGAACCAAGTTGGTACTGACCCTAATGCTCTTGTAGGTATGCAACAAGACTTTGACTGGTTGACAACTAACGCAGGTCAAGCAGCTCGTGCACGCGCACTTGCTGAAGCACGTAACTCGTGGCTAACCGGAAGGGTAACAGTCTAATGGATCCAGAAGACGAATTTGCAATCTTAAACCCAGTAAAATACGGTGTTGGTCCTTGGTGGAACAGCCTATTTAACGCTGGCGGAAAAGCTGTAGCTAACATTTTTGACCCAGCTGCCACTGGGCGCCCATCAAATTACTACGGCATGACCACTTCGCCAATGAAAGACCCAACCCGAGCTGGTAACAACAAAGACTACGAACGTCCGACTATTCCGGGCGTAGACCCAATCCTGCCCCCTTCCACTGGCGAAAACATGCAAAGCGACGCATACCTGAACATGCTGTACGGTCTGCTAAAGCAAAGCCAAGGTGGAGGCAGTTACGGATCAGCGCTAAGCTCAATCGGAAACGAACGTAAAGGCGTTAACAAGCGTTACAAAGAAAATCAAGCGGACATAAAAAATATGTTTGGCAACCTTACCACTATGCGTCGAGGTGACATAGCCGGAGTAAGTTCTCTAGCAGAAACCGGTCGTGCAAAAAGTGCAGAACAAACTGCTGCACAAGCGACACAAACCCGTGACGCTGAAGCACAACGCCTAGCAGCAGCAAACCAAGCACGAGCTGCACTAGGTTTAGGTGACATTGCTGGAGCTGCAGCCGGTGGCGACCTAGCAACACAAGCAGCTGAAGCAGGTTTAGCTGACCAAGGCTCACTAGCCCAGATCGGTCGAACCGCTAGCGAAGTAAACCAAAACATTACTGAGCAAGCAATCAACGACGAAATCGCCCGTTACTCAACCGACCAAAACCTTGCACTGCAAGAACTCGGTCGCAGCAGAACCGGCGCACTAAGCGACATTTCTGGGCGTGAACAACAAATCCTCATGCAGCAAGCTGCAGCACAACAAGCTGCACAACAAGCAAACACACAACTACAGTTGCAAATTGCTGGACTTGTCAACGAATACGAAGCTGGAAAACTACAAGCAAACACCCCAACCGGTGTGCTAGGTAAATGGCTATCTGAATACGGTGGCAACGACCCTGCAGCTGGAGCAGCAGCATCAACCGCTTCCGCTTCATTCTGGAACTGGATTCAAAGCGCAGACAACCTTATGGGCAAAGATGGTAAGCCTATGGACGCCATTAATGCTGTAAGCGCTTTTGCAAAATATGACCCAGAAACTGCAAAGCTAATTCAAGGAAACCCATCATTGAACTTCTTGCTCACCGGAATCTGGAACAGCGCCCTTACTAAGCCTGCAACTAAGTAACTTACAGTCTTTTATACGCTAAACTAGACGTATGGCAACTAATCCAGCTTTTGACGCTTTCTTTAAAGATGCTGCTGCGCGCATTGCACAAAACCGCAAAATTGGCGGAGGACAAAGCGAATACGAACTAGCTAAACTTTCTACGTTTAAGCCGGGCGCATTTAACGAAGCCAAAAAAGCTGAAACCGACTGGAACCTTGGACAAGGCATCATCGATACCTTATCTACAGGAATCTACGGCGTAGCCGGTATCGGTGCACGTATCGGGGAAAGCACAGGAAAGCTAGCGCAAGGGGACTTCTCAAACGTTTTAGGTGACGTCGTAGGAAATATCCCCGGATCAAACTTCCTAGGTGTCGAAGGTGGTTTTTTTGGAGCAGCCGGTAAAGGTATCCAAGAGAAGCGTACTTGGTCTCAAAACCTTAGAGACGCTGGCGTCACTGATGAAGGCACTGCAGCTGCAGCAGGTCTTGCTTTAGATATTGCTCTTGACCCAGCTTGGTTGATCGGTGGAGGGTTCATCACCGCTGGGGCTAAAGGTCTTAACGCTGGTGTAAAAGCAGCGTCAGCAGCAACTAAAGCTGGGGTAAGACTTGATAAAGCTGGCTACGAAGCAATCCAAGCTACCGGCAAAGACGTAATCCCAACTGCCACAGCAACTCAAGCAGGAGCAGAAGCCGTAGGAAAAGGCTGGTTCCAATCAGCGCAAGGAAACGCCCTATCCGGCGACGCTTTTAACAATCTCCTACAAGGTATCCGTCAAGGAAACGTAGAATCATTTGCTGCGCTTAAGCAGAAGAAGATCGACGACAAAGCAGCTAAAGCTCTCCGTAAAGAAGAAAAGAAAATTGCTACCCAAGGACAAACACTTATTGGTCTGCAAACACCGAAGATCGCTAACGAAGCAAACCTTGTTGAAGATGCTGTTAAAGCCGGAGAAGAAACTCTTACCGATGTTCCTACTACGCAAACTGACAACATTGTTCCAGAGACTGCTTCACCAGAAGCAGCGCCGGTTGAGCAAGTTAAAGTTGCTGTAGAAAAGACGGCAAAACAACCACGTAAAACCAAGCCAGCCATAACTAAAGACGTTAACGCTGCAGACGAAGTAGTCACTGCCACCACTGACGCCCCATCAATCTACAAGCAGTCCCGTGAATTTGTTGCCCCAATGAAAAAGGGTTACATGGAAGCTAACGGAATCAAAGCATTAGACACAGACTTTTCAGCTGTTAAAGCATCCGACGAAGCACCAGACATTGCAAAAGCTTACGACGACATGGTTAGCGACCCAACAAACCCTGCCGTAATCAGTGCTTACCGTGCACTAGCAGCCGAAGTCCGTGCACAATACAAATACATGACCGAACAACTCGGTATCAAAGTTAGCTTCATTGACGGCGACCCATACAACGTTGTAAACCCAGCAACAGGCAAACTAGGACCAAACTCTAAACTGTTCATGGAAGACATCCTAAACAACAAAAACCTTGTTGTTCGCGACAGTACACAAGACTTCCTAACCGACCCACACCCACTGCTAAGTGTCGAAGAAAACAACATGTTCCGTGCCGTGCACGACTTCTTCGGACACGCAGGATCCGGACGTGGCGTACTACAAGACGGCGAAGAAGCTGCATGGATCTCACACTCACAAATGTTCTCGCCAGAAGCACGTCGAGCCATGACCACCGAAACTCGTGGACAAAACTCGTGGAGAAACACTGAAGGTTTCGGTTTCGACCCAACAAAACTTATCGATGACGAATCACGTTACAGTTTTGCTCCACAAAAAGCTGCGCTACTACCAGACCGATACACGCTCACCCCAGCAGAAAAAGAACTACTAGAAGGACTAAACTTAAAGTCCAACAGCTTTATCGGCGCTGTAGGCGCACGTCTATTCCAACTAGGTGACGTACTAGTCGAACAACTAGGACGGATCAGCTCACCAACAAAAAGTTTCATTTACAGTGCTGAAGAAATTAAAGCTCTAAAGCCAGAAGTCGAAACAAGAATCTTCGACTACGAAGGTGCACACCCAGTAGGATCCCCAGCCCACAAAGAGCTAAATTCTTTGTTTAAAGCGCTCACAGAACACATTGCAATTCCTACCGAACGCCCATACGGTTCAGCATTCAACACCAGCATGTCAATTCTTGGTAAATCAACAGAACAAAAAATTACCAAAGAGTACTTGCAAACCCTAAAAAACGAATACCCTAACCTAACGCAAAAAGAACTTAAAGCGATCGCTAAAGAAGAACTTTCAGCAGCAGCCGGCGTAGAAAAAGCTACTGTAGAAGAAGTATCGAAGGTTAAAGACCTAAGCGTACTAGGCATTATTAGCGCAGCAAAAGGCGCTTCATCAACTTACGACAACCTAGGCACCACTGGTGTTGCTGCAAAAAAACTTCAAGAAGTTCTAGACACCCCGATCGATGTTACTGACCTAGTGGAAACAGCTTTGCGTGCAGAGGGGCGTACAGCTGAAAACATTAAGCCTTTCGCCCCAACTTTCTGGGGTATACCTAAGGGTGAACGTCGTTGGACCTCGACCATGGTTGACGGTGAACGAGTTGGAAAGATAGAGCCAGAGCTTTACGGTAAACCAAACTTTGCTTCAGAAGATCTTATTGCCATGTTCCCTGAAGACCCACTGGTTCTTGACCGAGCAAAACTTCGCATGGCAATGGGAGAAGTAAAGCCTAAAAACGAAGCTACCTCGATCAAGAACAGGATCGCACAAGAACGACTTTGGGACGCATTCAGAACCCGCAACGCTGAAGTGTTACCAAAAGTTGAAGAAATGGAACGTCGATCTTGGCAAGAAGGAATCGTTGAAGGCGAATCTGAAATCTTTAAACGCTTCATCAACAACGAAGTTGTAGGCTTAGGAAAATTACCTGCCAGCTTACCAACCACAGCAATCACCACTCACACAGGTACCCCAATGACCACTCTAGGCTCATTGATTGAAAACCTATACCGTGTACGTCAAACACGAACCGATGTTGGCGGAGGACCATTTGCTGTAGAACAGGCAGCAAAACTTCGTGCAGAAGTTGCAAAAGGTGGCTACAAATACAAGAACGTTACTATTGGTGGACAGGTTGTCAGAATACAGCTCGGAACCTACCCAGAACTTTTGCAAGAATACTTGTTACGTAAACTTCTTCCCGCAGCTGAAACTGTTGCAAAGAAGCCAATCATTCCACGTATCGAAACTGTTGCTGCAGAAATGACCGACGACACTATAAAGCTCGTTAAACAAGCACGTAACGAAGCGTTAGCGCTAGATCTTTTCAGTAACGTTAAAGGCATTAAAAGCCTTGGTCACGCACGCATCCTAGCAGACGGTGGAATCGAAGCACTAACCGCCTTAGCACGTATCAAGACCAACAAATATTACATTCCCGGGGCACGTGTAGAACAAGGAACTCAACGCCTAGACCTAATCGGCGTTGGAAGCAGAGAGCAAAACAAGCTTGAAGTAATCCGAGACCCAGCAACCGGTGCGCCAACTAGAGATGGTAAACCAGTCGATCTAACTAAAGCCGACACTATTGAAGAAAGCTTCCAAAACAACCTTCTAAACACTGAAGGAACAGGTTGGACTGGTCGCGCACAAAACAAGTCAGGGTCACCATATGTTGAACAAAGCGGACAAGGAAGCCGTGAACTAGCAATTCTACAAGCTGTACGAGGTTCCATAAAAGAAATCAGTGGAGCAATCACAGCTAAAGAACTAGCAGCATCCCCAGAGCAAGCACAACTACTTAAAGACGTTATGGCAACACTCGGTATTGACGTTAAAGCAAGCGCAGCACCTGCTGCAGTTTTCAAACAATTCCAAAGAGAAGCACGACTAAAACTAGAAGATGTTATCTCAGGAATTGAAGAAGCTGCTAAAATTGAATCAGTAAACCTTCAAGCATACAAAATTTTCACCGGCGGTGGAAAAGACTTTATGACCATGATTGAACGAGTCAGCATGACTGAAACACAACAACAAGTGGTAAAATTTACTGAACTAGCTGCCGACCAAGTTGACGAATACTGTCGCGCACTATCATCCGCAATCGAACTAGGAGACGTTCTTGGCTAAGAAACAAAGCAACTGTAAAGTTGAGACTCTATCTGCTGCTCAAGAAGTCGTAGAAAAAACTCTTTTAGCTGGAGCAAAAGTTGAAGACGTAAACGTTAAAGACGTAATGGCTTACTCAAAAGAACTAGCAGAAAACGCTTGGGACTCGACCAACAAAATGAACTCCCTTCAACGAGGAGAAGCCGTTGGTATTGGTCAAGAAACTCTGATCCGTCGAGTATATGCACCAATTAAAAAAGGAATGGATCAAGAGTTTATTCCAGAAAGCGGTGTAGTAACCGCTGCAAAAGAAGGCACCGCTTACGAACGAGAAGCCCTACACCTCGACACCATGAACCAGCACGCCAGAGCCTATGGCGAAGCACGCATCAGCGGTCAAGTCCGCGCACAATACAAAGAAGGCAAAGCTGGACAAAAAGTAACCCAAACCGGTGAACTAACCAACAAAGCTGCCAAGGAACTTACTGCACGCCTAACCCTTATGGACGGATCATTGCGTATGCAAGGAATCCCTCTAGTTACCATCAAAGCAAACAAAGCTGCTGGCATCATGCACGCCTCATTCCTAACCTCCGGAGACACGCTACGAGTCCTGCTCGCTAACGTTAAAGGCGCTGACGAACTAATTGCAAAAAGCCTACAATCAAGCATCCAAGGCACTAAAAACATTCAATTCCAAAACCTTTCAGAAGCAACACGTCGCGTCATCGAACACACTGATCTAAATAAACCGCTTGACGCTGAAGGTTTAAAAGAACTTGCAGCTGATATTAAAAAAGCTTTAACCACCGGACAAGGCGTACCAATTAACGCTAAGTCTAAAGCAGCGTTTGCAGAGTCAATGGACTGGGCATCAAGAAGTAAAGCTGGAAAAGACGCCGTAAACAGCCTTGTAACAGCCCTCACAGACCCAAAAGTTATTAGCGCCCTAGCAGTCGAAAACCGTAAAATGATGGCTGTAGGAGCCATTCTAGCCCGTGGAGACGGCATCCGTATGGCAACAACTGTAGTTGAAACCATTAAAGCTCTCCCAAACCTTGGAGAACGCCTCGACGGCTTTGGAAAAGTCCTGTTTGAAGGTGGACTAGCTAAGATCTTCAAAAAAGATCTACAAGCCAAACTCACCCCAGAACGCCTAAACGTAGCATTTGCTGAACAAAACTTCATGCTAGCCATGAGCAAACTAGACCCAGCAACAATCAAACGTATGCGTGACGAATTTAACCTCGAAGTTGAAGCAGCAAAAGACGCTGCAAAAACACGTCGAGCTGGCGGAGCAAAAGCAAAAACCAAAAAGCGTGTAAACACTGGTGTTATCAAAGAAAAAGCAAACCAAACTAAAGAAGCAGGACCGGCAGCTGAAGAGCTAGCCAAGAAAGCTGTCGAAACACCAGAAGGTCGAGCAGTAGCCTCAACCGTTGAAGAAGCCTCACTGATCCAAAAAGAATACATCGAAGCAACCTACGGAACCTTCGTAGGCGGATGGGTGAAACTACAAGGCGCACTATCAAACAAAGCAGCCATGGGCGGAGAAATCTCTGCACGCCTAGTCGGACTAGAACACCACTATTTGCTCGACGCCACCGAATACACCGGATCCCTCGCGTATTTAGTCCAAACCAACAACCTAGCTGCCAAAGACTACACCCGCATCTTCCAAGCCCTGCAAAAAGGTGAAAAACTTGCAGGCAAAGAAGGCGAAATCCAAAAGCAACTCGAAACACACGTCGAAGTCCTATTTGGAATAGGCAACCAAAACAAACTAGCCAAAGACGGCATCGTCCTCGACGAATTTGTATTCGCACTAAACCGTATCGGACTAGCACGATTCGCAGACGAATTTGCTGCCGGAGAAGACATCTTCGCCTTCAAAGACTACTGGCGCAAAATAGAACTCGAAGAAGGCGAAAACATCATCGAGATCCTATCTAAATTCTATGCAGCAAAACAAGTATCACTTGTACGCCCACACATGGCAGCCAGCCTAGTCACAAAATTCGGTCACAAAGCTGAAGGAAAAACTCTACAAGAAGCGTACGACCTCGGATGGAAAGAAATCAGCGACGACACCATCCTAGGATCATACCTAAAAGCAGAGAACCTAAAAGACAAGGTACTGTTCCCGCCAGAAGTAATCGAAAAAATGCGTGCCCTAAACCACTACCTCGACTACGAACGAGGCTTCAAAGGTAACGCAGCAAAATTCTGGCAAAAACTAGACCCAGTAGTGTCATTCCTAAAAGCCTCAAACACCATCTGGAGACCCGGACACCACGCCGTATCCACCCTAGGCAACATGATGGTCAACACAGTCGCAGGAGTAGGCTTACGAGACTACGCCTACGCCATCGAACTACTACGCACAAACGGAGCAGTAGACGTCGACGTCAAACTCCTAGAAGGAATCCTGCGCCGAGAAATCCCAGAAGGCTACAAATTCACTCCAGTCGAAGACGGCGTAGCAATGGATATAATTAACAAAAAAACAGGTAAGCCAGAAGTTTTCAAAATGTCTGCAACCGACCTGAACAAAATTATTGACGGCGCAGCCGGTGTACGAATCACCCCACACCAAGCAAAAGACCTCGTAGCAGACGATATAACCGGCATAATCGGTAAGAAAAAGAATGCCGTAGTTCGCACAGTATCTACAGCTGACCAAAAACTTGCAGAGTTCTCAGCACTCCGAGACAACCTATTCCGTTACGCCCTATTCGTCAAAGCACTACGCAAAGGTGGACCATTCAAAGACCTAGACGACGCAGTGTTCTACGCTGCCGGACAAGTCCACGAATTTCACCCAACCGTAGGAACCCTCACCGGATGGGAACGTAAAAACGCACGAAGAGCATTCTACTTCTACACATGGCAGAAACAAATGCTAGTGAAAATGTTAGAAATGGCTGCAAACCAACCAGCGTTCATCACCATCCCATCCAAAATGCAATTTGCTATTGCAGAAATGAACGGGCTAAACCCAAACAGTTTCGGTGACCCACACGACCCACAAAGCATGTACGCTGCATACAACAGCAACAGCGTTTACGGACCACAATGGATCGACGACACATGGGGTGCCATGGGAATCAAACCATCCGCACCACAGCTCGACGTATTCGACAGCATCCTAACTAAGTTCAAAACACGCCCACAAGACTCAATGATCGAAAACATTGGAAACCTAACCATCGGTGGAGCATGGGAACTAGCTAAAGCAAACGCATCACCACTGTTCAAAATCCCTGCAGAGCTAGCCACCGGCAACCGGTTCAGCGACATGGGACAAATTGACATGAGCCAAGCAGGACTTGCACAATACGCCCTAGACCAAACCAGCTTAGGATCACTTGCACGTTGGACCAACGTATTCAATACTGGTAAAGACACAGAATACGACCAAGCAAACCGTGACCGTCAAGCAACTAACTACCTATTCGGTTTACGCCAAACATTCTACGAATCTCCGGCATCGTTAGCACAAGGACGCGCAGAAATGGTAGACTACTGGCAAAAGACTTACCAAATCGGTAAATACTACGAAGGAAAATAATGAGCGAAGAAACAACCCAAGAACCTGCAGATCTAACCGACACAGAAGCGCAAGAACGAATCCAAAACATGTTCATAGCGTTAGACAAGATCTACAACCTGCATGCACCAGATCAGACCACTGAACCATGGACTTGCAAGCATTGCACTAACTGTGACGGACCGGTAGAGTTCCCCTGCCCGACCGAAAAACTAGTTCTCGAATCACTCGGACTATAAAATAAAAACCCCCAGAGCAATCTGGGGGTTTTACATTAGGTCAGGCAATTAGCACTTGCACTTCTGCCCTTTGCACTTGTAACAAGACATAATCACTCCTAACTATTCTTAGCTTTTCGCATAGAAAGAGCTTTAGCTTTTGCACGAGCATCAGCTTTCGAAGACGCACCCCAAACCTGCAAAGACTTCAACAAACGAGTAGGTTCACCATTCTTATACTCCGGACCGGGCATGTTACCCATGCGAGCCAAAAACGAAGCACGACGAGGATTACTCCCAGACTTCACCGGTGGTTTAAGATCAGAGCCGGGGTTCGCAGCCTCATAAGACCGGCGCCCCTTCTCGTTCAAACCACCAGAAGGATTCTTGCCAGCCTTACGCTGCCAAGCCTCGGAAGCCATTACTTCTTCTTACCCTTAAGAAGCTTAAGCATTGTACCCAAAGCCTGAACCTTAGGAGCATAAATTTTAACACCAGCCCGGTCAGCTGGAGTATCACGCTTAGAAAACTCATCCAAAAAAGATTTACTAAAATTATACTTTTCTTCCATAGCACTCTTCTTAGGTTTCTTTCCCGGAGTGTACGGTCCACGCATATCAGACATTAGCCGAAGTAGTTTCTGTCACTCTTGCCGCCCTTATCGCGCAGCTTCTGAATCTTCTGAGTCAACTTCATCTCATTACGAGGAGTTTCCCAAGGAACACCACTTCTCTTAATCCGTTCAGTGCGAGTCTTAGCCAAAGCAGCACGCTTAGCATCCAACTTACGATCCAAACGAGCTTGCTTAGTAGGAGAGTTGCGTGGCTTAGCTGGTTGTGGAGGTCTTATCCCCATGCTCTGAATCTCGCCACCTTTAACAGTCTGACCCATAGCCGTAGCACGACCACGCATGCCACCGCCACCAATATCACTTAGCTTCATTATTTCTTACCTTCCTCGAACTTCTGCACAGCATCTTGTGCAGCTTTAGCAACCGTTGCCTTCGAAGCTTTACCAGTGATCGCAATAGCATAACCCACTGCAGCAACCACACCCAACATTAAAGTAGTCCAAGCAATCAAAATACCGACCACAGGATCACCAGTGATAGCAGCACCGCTACCTGCAGCACCACCCAAAACAAACAAGAAAATACCAAAACCGCGCCAAGCGATCTCGCCCACCACACCAAGGATCTCCGCAAAACGTTCCTTAAAGCTCATACAAAACCTTCCAAGTCTTAGGACCAACAACACCATCAGCCGTCAAATCATGCTTAACTTGGAACCCAACAACCGCCTTACGCGTGTTAGGACCGAAATCACCGTCTACAGCAATCCCCAGCTTCTTCTGCAAATCCTTAACTAGACTTCCAGTAGAACCTTCCTTAATTATAGCATCAGGAACAGAAACCACAGGCTTAACGACTGGAATAGGCTTAAGCTCAACAACAACTTCAACACTGTGCGCCGGCATCTTCTCAACAGGAGCCTCAACTGGAGTTTCCTCATGAGCTTCCACGTTAACTTTCTCCCACTCAATCGCAGCAGCAGTAAACTTCATCGGGTCATAAAAACCTTTACCCGTCGCAAAACCAGCCAACGGTTGCGACTTCAAATGACCAGCCCAAATCTCCCAATGCAAGTGATCACCAGTAGCAAAACCAGTCGCACCCATACGACCAACAACCGTACCAGCTTGGATCTTCTGACCAACCTTAACTTTGATCGAACCCTTAACCATATGGAAGTAAGTCCAAGTGACCTTCTTACCCATCACCTTCGACTGAACAACAACCTTATTGCCGGCACCATTCGGATCCGTAGAAGTACTAATAGCAACAACTTTGCCATCAAAACAAGCTTCCAAATAAGGGTTGCCACCCTTCCAAATATCCACACCATTATGGTGCTTCTTCGTCTTCTTAATCGGGTGAATACGGTAACCAAACTTAGAAGTAATCTTCCAGTTTTTACCTAACTTACCATCCAACGGAAACTGAGACTTAGCCATCTTTAACTCCTAACAATCGAATAAACAGCAGTAACAAAACCAACAAAACCAGCAGACACAGCACCCCACAACAAACGAGGAATCCACGCACGCTCAGCCGACACAATCTCCAACTTCGACACACGCGCCGGCAAATCAGACAAAGACTTCAACTCAGTCGCCAACTGAATCAACAACTTATTTGTTTCCTGCTGCTCCTTATAAAGATCATTAATCGTCACTTTAACGTGAGCAGGTTGTGAATCAGACATTAGCTTTGAACAGCAATCCAGTTAATCGTCACAGACTCAGCAGAAGCCACGTTACCAGCAGCATCATAAATACGAAACACAACAGCAGAAGAAGAAGTAGAAGAAATAGTAACAACCAAATTACTTGAAGCACCCGCAGCAGCAGGATTCAAAGTACCAGTAACAACAGGAGTACCAGAAAAACCTAAACCAGTAAAAGACTGCGTAATGTCACCGCCACCACCAGTAGTACCAGTAGTAACTCCAGCTTTAATCAAAGTAGGCAAACTCTTCTCAGCAATACGAGCCACAACAAACGCAGTCGACGCAGCCAAAGTATTAACAGTCCCAGCAGCCTGAGTAGCCACATTCACAGTCTTACCAGTCAAATCCAAAGACGCAGCTAACTTACCAACCGTAACATTAGCATCCAAAATCTTAGCCGTAGTAACAGCATCAGAAGCAATCTCAGAAGCCCCAACAGCATTAGAAGCAATACGAGCCGAAGTCACCCAATCATTAGCCTCAACCAAATCCAACCGAGTATCAAGAGCAGCAACAGCCGTATCAATCTTATCCGAATTAGAATTCAAATCCGTAGTACGAAACGGCTCAGCCGAACCCGGAGTAGCCTTAAACAACGCAATCGTAGGCGTAGACGTAGACGACATTTAATCTTCCTTCAAAACAGGTGTAACATCAAAAACCGTCTCAGACACAAGTATATCATCAGGTTGCGGTTCCGCGATCACAGACAACGGACCAGCACCAGAAGCCAACGCCACCAACTCACGCCCAATATTACGTTTCGTAATCGGATCACGCACATGCCTCAACACAATATCCTGCACCTGCAACAACAAAGCCGGCACATCCACACCCTGACGCGAATTAGCATCAAACCTACCAGTCAACTGATTAACAAAAGTAATCGCCTTCATATCACCCTGCTGCACCAACTGACCCAAAGCCTGATCAGCCAACGGCAAAAACTTCTTCAAATTCTCCGCAGACTTAGCCTCCATAGCAGCAGCAAAATGCTTCTCACGCATCCACCCATCCAACTCCAAAGCACCAATCTTCAACTGCCTAGCAATCACAGCCGGCTGCTTCAAATTCAACGGATTCAAATAAGCTTGCAAAAAATTCTCTTGACGCAACGAAAGATTAGGGTCCGTCGTCGTCTTAATCCCACGGTCAGCCAAAGCACGCTGAAACTTCGACGCACCCCAAACAAGCTGAACCTCCTCCAACCCCAAACTGGCATCTTGGTCCAAAACAACACTAGGCTCAACGAAAAAACCACGCCGGTCCGCCGCGATTGCCGCAGCCAATACACGTTCAAAAAGGGCACGCTCCTTCGACCTCTTCTCATCATCCAACCTACTCTCAAACCTAGAAACATCCAACTCAGACACGAGGCAAACCCTCCAACGCAACAACATACTCAGCCGAACAACCCAAACGCTCCACCAACCGTTTAGACACAACCTCCGGAAAACCAACCAACCCAGCCTCATACCGAGACACCACAGCCGGATTCACACGCAACAAAGACCCCAACTCAGTCACCGACCGAGCCACATCCCCACGCCAAACCCTAAACGAAGGATAATACTGACCCAACAAATAAGGAGGAATAGCTAAAACATTCGCCACAGACGACTTAACCTGTGCCCCAACACCCAACCAACCAACAATACGAGCCCTAAGCTCACCAACAGAAACACCCAAACCATCCGACAAAACCTCCAACACACGATCACTAGGCATACGAGTACGCCCATCCTCAACAGCAGTCACAGCAGAACGATTAACACCAGCCCTAGAAGCCAACTCAACCTGCGACCAACCCAACTCCAAACGACACAAACGCACCGGATGATCCACAATCCTAGCCATACAGCTACACCACCTTAATATCTATACTAGACAGTATAACTCAAAAAAAAATTTACCGGTTGCTCAGCTAGATATAACGGGAACGGCTGGAACCATGACAACATGCTTCACAGTGTAACGGGCTTGCCGTTGGGGAGCGCTTGCAGGGTTGAGTAGTGTTGTTCTTGTTAGCCAATCGGTTAGCACACGGTCACAACTAATAAGGAGAAATCATGACCGAGAACAATGAGTACGAAGCAACCCC